AATATTCTTCTTTCTGGTGCTCTTGATAATCTGTATATAACAAGACTATCCTCAATCATTCTTAATTGATTGAGTGATTTAATTGCTTTATGAAGATATGAAAGTGTTGATCCCTTATTTCTATCTACTAATCCAGAAGTACAATAGGTAATTGCATCCTTTGCAATTTTAACTCCTTGACTAGGCCCTTTTGCATTAATGTTACCAGTAGGGTAAATACCCTTCTGATTGTAAATAAAATACTCTTCAATTTCTGGGAATTCATAATCCATTGGATCATCCCCAGTATTTGAAACTTTATACTTATCTCCCTGCTTCTTCTTTTCTTGTCTAACATGACGCATTTTCATTGCGTCTATGTATCTTAATTCTTGAATTCCGTCTTGAGGATTCTTTAAATCTATAATCTTATGATAATAGATACGACCATCAATATACCAATTCCTATAGATTTCGTGTGCTTTTTTATCAAAATCTAATATGTCTAATAGATATCTGAACTCTTTTCTAATTTTATCTTTAATACCATCACTAGCATTAAGGTTAGAAAGTTCAATTTCTACTGGAGTATCATTAGTATCTGATACAATTGCTTCATTAACAATATCTTCAATAGCACTATCCGCTTCTGGATGAAGTGCCATTTCACGATACCTTTTAATCAAATCAAATTCAGTTCTATAGATACCTTCGATATCTACATAAGAACCAAAAAAACCACTACTCATATAGTGGTCACTCCCATCCTCGTTATTCGGAGGAATGGGAGAAACAGCAGTTTGAGATAGTGATTCGGAGTCCTCTATCGAGAACCCAAATAATTTTGCCATGATTTATAGTTTCCTTACGTACTATTTAGTTAGCCGTTTGGACCGCCAGCCCCGTTAAATCTGTAAGATTGAACTTGGAAGTCAACAGTAAACTCTTCTATAGTATCGGTTGAATCGTAAGATAAGTCAATAGCCGCCACAGCAGATGGCCAAATATTGAAGAATTCATACTCTTTAAGAACGCTATTTGAAGTTCCAGAGTTGGATTTAGAGTTAGGTGTAGAACCTCTACCTAATTGATAAACTTTAGCATTTACCATATACGCTTCTGGATCTGTTGCTCCCATGTTTCTTTCTAAAGAAGCAATTAGATCTGCCCACTCTTCAAATGCATTTCTTAAGTTGAAATTTTCATCATTAATTATAGTTACTGTCCAAGGCTCAATTGTCCTGTCTCCAGCAACTTTAAAAATACGACCTCTAAATGGGATATCGATGTTCGCTATGTTTGAAGCAGGTAATGTTGCTGCTTTGCACATATATGAAAAATCGGATGAATTCCAACCAATACCTGCAGGTAGAGTAGTTAACTCTACCTCAAACAGATTGGGTCTTGCACCGCCACCGATTAGTGCTCCCTTAAAATCAGAAATCGTTCTATTTGCTTTTGTTGATGCCATAATTCTGGTACTCCTCCTAGTAGTTATTTAGATGAATTAATGGAATTAAACACGACCAGCAACTTCATCGAAGCTAACACCAGTTCTAGTAGCAACAAATGTAAGGGTTACATAGTTGATAGACTTGGCAGGCTTCAGATAAATGTCTGCTCTAAATTCATTGTTATCAATAATATCTGGAGTGTTATTAGTTGTATCACAAACAACTAGGAATCCGTAGAGTCCACGTTTTGCTTCAATATCACGTAGATAAGGTTCAACAATGTTTCTAAAGTTTGCTCTCGTTAACTCGTCATTTAACTCGAAGAGTTGTGCTTCTGCAGCTTTCTGCAGTGCTTGCTCAATTGTAAGGAATAAACGGCGAACGTTTATTCTGTCAAACGCTGATGCATATGCGAGTGCTGTTTTATCACCAAAGAGAAGTGTTCCTGTACCAGGTTTTGTAACAACAGCATTAATTCTGTTAGGATACAATTGATCTCTTTGATCTTGTGTTGGGTTGTATGCAAGTTTAATTGCATTGTTTATGATTCCTCTTTGCTGACCAGCAGGAGAGAACCAAGGATATGCAACGACATTTGTACGACACATTAGTCCAGCAATGTCTCCATTAGTTGGAATGTATCTAAACTCGTTGTTAAATCTGTCGTATGTGTACTTGTAACCACTATCGAAGATTCCGTAAGAGGAAGATGATAGAGGAGCGAAGTATGTAATCAGATTAGTAGTCTGTGTAGTTGTATTTGTTACGTTAACAAGGTCTTGCCTATGAGGCCCGATACATGCAACACAGTCTTTTCTGTCTCCAACGATGGATAACAGACTATTTGCTTTTGCCTGTGAGAGATCTCTGGCACCTAAACCAGGCCCCATGATTAGGTAATCTACCTGAATCTCATCTTTGTTAGCAAATTTATTATATGAAGTCTTAAGATCACCAAGAGTAGCAGTCATACCACCATTCTGTCCGACTTCAGGAATTCCAGCACCGTAGTCAACACCACCACCGAAACTATAGGTTTTGTTTCCTATGAGTGAGAATGTTGTGTCTTGTGCCTTCTGACCCCATAAACCTTGAGCAGTTGTATAAGGTGTGCAAGCAGTTCCGAAACCAGATGCAATTGGTTCAGTATTCCAATAAGTATCAGAAGCAGCAGATACGTTATATCCAGCATAGATATTGTCTGAATAATCTGCAAGATACTGCTTGTAGTATATCTTCTGTGGAGAATTTACTGCAGAGATAGCATCTTCTGCCTTGGAAAGACTGATATGCTTCTCAAGGATAGCACCCTGAACTCCACTGATAGTACCAAAGTCATCAACAACGGCAATGTGCATTCCGTCGTTCTTACCCTTTCTCTTGGTTACATAATTGTTAGATTGTGGTCTTGGAGCAAGAGACTTCCAGTAAACTACTGAATTCTCTAATCCTAGAACCTGATTATCATACCAATCTTCTGCAACTGTTGGTGAGAAGGTTATTGCAGTATTCACTGCGTTTGGAGCACCAGTATTAATACCAGAGTTGTTTACAAACCAGATGTTATCGGAAGTATCGAATGAAGCGTATTGAGTATACTGCTTATAATCAATTTTAGTTTCAGTACCTGCACTAGAAACTCTAGATACAATTTTTACGTCAACTGTAGAAAGACTGTTCGTAGCATCCGTTGATACACCAGTTATAATTCCTTTCAAGTATCCGCTAAATCCAGCAGTACTACCAGCACCAGGTATGACCACATCCGATAGTGCAGCAGTTACAGCATATCCAACGATAGCACCGTAATCTCCAGGACTTGTAGTTGTGATACCTAAAGTCTGGTCTGCCAAGTCGTCAATGAAGCAGACTTTTAAACCATTTGCCCAAGAACCTGGGTTCTTTGCACCATAGGTAAATTCTGTCGATGTATTCCAGTTGTTCTGGTAATCATCGTAATTCTTTATTTTTAAGTTACCAGCAGACGTAGATGCTATTCCAACACCTGCGTTTGCGTTGTTTAAGTTCGTTCCGTCAGTACGGCAAACTTTTAAGACTCCCCCGTAAGTAAGGTAAGACGCTGCTGTCATCCAGTATTCGTATTGGGCATCCGTTCCTAACGGTTTGCCGAATACATTGATTAAATCCTCTTCTGTAGCAATATCAATTGGTTCATCGACGGGGCCGATCCTCATTGGACCAGCAATCGCACCGATGTTATCCAGTACATTCTCAGCTCTTCCTACGGTAAGGTCAACCTCTCTCGTTAATACACCAGGAGATAATTGAGGTGTCGCCATGCTTTAGACTCCGATACTCAGTAT